TTACCCGTTGCATCAGCGGCGGCACTCATTGCACCGGCTACTCTATCGGCACCAATCCCAGCCATTTGCATTTGTGCGGATGCATACCCTACACCACCAATTGCGTTACCAAAGAATGCAGTTTTAGAAGCCGCTGAGAATTCAGCTGCTGCACTTTTCATAGTTGCTGAAAACTGATTAGCGGCTCTTTGTTGAGCATAAGCCGCATCTATTGTTAATCTATTTACTTCATTAGCACTATCTATTCTTGATTGGTTAACTTCCATACCAATCTTCTTATCAATAAACCTTCTTTCACTTTCGATACTACCAACTTCTTTGGCTCTATCTATTTCAGTTTGCTTTATATCATTTCCAGCTTGTATTGCTGCCGCAAGTGGGGCTCCAAAATAATTAGCGGCTAGGCCTCCAATTGCGGCACCTAACGCAACAATTGCTAACTTTGCACCTTTTGCATCCTTATTAGCAATGTTTTTTAAAGCTCCAGATATTTTATCCATTACAGGAATACCACTACTTCCCAACTCATCAAGAGCTGTACCAAGTTGTTCCATCCTTTCTTCGGATTTCTTTGCAGCTTCGGCGAATGATTTCATCTCATTCCCCATTTTGTTCAAAGTGCTTACCGTTCTTTTTGCTGATTTGTTGGAAGTGTCGATTGCACTTACTACCTTCTCATAGCTCTTATAACTTTCTTGTACAGCTTTATTGTACTCCTCTTGAGTTATATTACCTTTCTTTAATTCTAAATTACTTTCTGCAATAGTTTGCTTACTCTTTTTATAAGCTTCAGCTGCTGCATATATACTTTTCTTATGTTTATCTTCTAAATCCGTTGCATTATCAATCTTATCAGCAATACTACCAACTAATGTTTTAGTTGCTTCTAATTTTTTATTGATTAAGCCGTATATATCACTTTGTTTACCTAAAGTATTGGTAATGCTATTCAGAGCACCTTCGTACTCATCAAAATCTCTTAGAGAGTCTGTATTTAAACCACCCTTACCTTTACCTTTAGCCATTAATGATTAATATAGAGTAAATTAATAATTCTTTTTCAAAAAGTCATCTACTTTATCCGTAGATAAATTACTTGCTTTTAAATCTCTTTTAGCAGAACGCAAAGCGGATTCCATATCCTTATCCCATTTAGACCAATAATCTGCTAATTCTGGATCTTTTTTTCTAATATTAGCTATAAATTTATCTTCAGTTCCTTCAGCTTTTGCATTAAAGAACATAGAAAACAATTTATCTAATATAGCTATTTCAGTTATTATTTTTTTAGACATGAAATTTTGTTTATATTTTTATTATAAATATCATCTTCTTCTTATTTTCGAAGAATTGTTTGTCTTTGTATTAGCTTTTTCAATAGTTTCGTTCTCTCCTTCTTTAGCTTTAAGCAATTCTCTCCAATAAAATTCTCTTAATTTAATAGGCATACTATACAAATCTCCCCAATTAAACCCTCCATTGGAAAAATACAACATTTGAAAAATCTTTTGATGTAGGCCTACAGAATAGTTACTCGGAAGGATAAAAAAAGTCAACCCCAAATGGGATTCGGAGAGCCTCCTTCTCACCGGTGAATGGAGATTCGTAATCAAATGTTAAATCCAAATCAGGAGTTAAAGATGACATATACTTTCGTAATGCCTTTGAATCTCCAGCTAATAATCTATTTGATACAAAGTTACTGATATAACCCAAATCTCTATTACCATCTACCTCTACAATAATTCTTCTATATCTTGCAGTAATTTCATTTCCTTGTTTCAATGTTTTCTCACTAGCTTCCACATCTTTATTAATTGAGATTTCATCGCCATGCGTTAACAATTTGAATTTAATTTGTGATTTTGAAACGGGAAGAGTAAAATCATACTCATTTCTTCTATTTAAAACGGATTCATCAACTTCTTTAATTTTTATATTAGATAAGTCAATTGTAACCTCAGTTGGTACACCTTCCGCTGGGTCTGTTACTGTTACCGCATATTCAGGTCCAAATGCTAAAACTCTCGATGATATTAAAATGGCATTTTTATCTCCTATTAATAAATCATCTATTCTTACACCTGGTTCTACTACTACCGATTCCAATAGTTTATCTAAGTGAATACCTTTTTTAATCAAATTCGTAGAAGTAAGAATATCTTCTTCTTTTGCAGTCATTAATTTGATTGTAATTTCTCCTTTTGATAACGGAGAATGTTCAGGATAGCATAAACCTTTTGATGGTAAGCTGATAACCTCTGTTGGGAATGGGTACGATTTTGGTGAGCTTTGCTGACCCAATCCTCTTGTAACTTTTTGTTCTAATTTTTCTTCCATAATAACTTAATGTTTGTATATAAATATATATAAATAAAAAAAGGAGAACATTTCTGTCCTCCTTTCTACTAAACACTACGAAAATTTATATTTTAATAATTAGATTTCCAAGAATAAATACCTCTTAAATCTAATGCCAGAGTTGCCTCACTATATCGAGTTTCACTCACCAATCCATGCCAAGCCCAATAATCCCAATTGGTTTTGTGTGGGTCATTATGCCCGTTGAACTCTGCCATCGCAATTAAGAAATCAACATACTCAACCACATTCATCGCAACAATTTCTTCGTTTTCCATATCTTTATCGTTTTATTACATAGTAAATATACTATATTTCACTCTAAAAGTCAAGCTTTTTATGGATTATTTTTAAAATTTGGAATCATTCTAAATAAGACACAAAAAAGGGATGTATTTCTACACCCCCTTCTTAATTATTTTAAAGTTTACCTATTAGAGATTAGTACTCAAGGATTGCGTAATCATAAGTTAGAGTTAAAGATATTGAAAGTGGGTCATTTGAAGCCCAATCCAATTCACCAAAGTTTGCTGAAGAAATGAATGCTCCTTTAAGAGTCCATTGTTCAACTTTATCACCTACTGGTCCTAATAGATAGAATGTAATGTCTTTCTTATAGAAAGCTGCATATCCATCTCTACCTGTGATAGATTCGTGTGATTGTCTTACCCACTCCATCACTTGCTGAGCGCCTGATGGAACGATTGGGTCATAAAGAGTGATTTCAACATCATCCCAATTGGATTTTCCTTTAATCTTTCTCTTTACATTTATATGGTCTAACTCAACTATCTCTGAAGTGAAAGTTGGTCTTGCTGCGGTTTTAATTATATATGATTCTATACCATCGATTTCCATAATAAATCGGTTACCCAACTTTGGTTCGAAGTTCGTATAAAACATTTTGTCAAACTCTAATACTTCTGGCATCTTTTTGTCTATTTAATTGTTTCTATTATAAATATCTAATTTCTAAATTATCCGTTAAAAGCTGCTCCAGTTGGTAAGATGTTGAAGTCAATTTGAATGAATTCAGCTGTCTTAGTTGGTTGTAAGAAGATAGAACCTTTCATAATGTTTCTATCAATTACATCAGGAGTGTTATTAGTATCATCCATTACAACACGGAATGCGTACAAACCTTGTCTTTGTTGGATTGATTCTAAATAAGGGTTAACGATGTTTAAGAATCTATTTCTTGTTGTTGCTGTGTTTTGTTCGAACACTAAGTAACGAGAAGTAGATGCGATATACTTTCTAACAGTCAATAATAATCTTCTTACATTGATTCTATCTAATGCAGATGGCTTATCTTGTAAAGTTTTTTGTCCGAATACTACAATACCTTGTCCAGGAAATTGTACGATTGGGTTTACTTTGTTTTCGTATAAAGAATCTTTTTCTGATTGAGTTAATCTATTTTGAACACTTACTGCTCCTAATAAACCACCTCTATTCAAACCTGCCGGAGCGAACCACTCAGCTGCAACTCTATCGTTAGCCGCAAATACCCCTGGTAATAATACTGATGGTGGTACTGCGATTAATTTGTTAGTGTTAACATCAACCGTCTTAACCCAAGGGTAGTAAGTTGCTGCCATATTTGAATCGATAAGTTGTGCTTGTGTGTTTGCTTGTGTGATTGTATCACTAAATGCGGTTGTATCCATAATATAGAAGCAATCATTTCTTTGCTCAACCATATCTAAAATATCAGTTGCTACTGAAATGTGTTTTCTTCTAATAACACCTGGAGCAACTACCATATTGATATCAAATTCATCAGCGTTTGATAATGCAGCAATTGCTTTACTATACGCAACTGAACCAGATGAATTTGCATTCGTTAAATCAAATCCTTGTGAATTACCTGTATCGATATCTGCTCCTTTGTAGATAGGAGTTGCTGGGTTCATACCATCAAATCCGTCTTGGAATGCTACAACAAATTGAGCTAAACCAGAACCTACTGATAATGCTACACCATTTGTTGCCGAGCTATCTAATCCAAATACTGAGTTAGAACCTACACTAGCACCTGTTGGAATTGGTTTTAAGTAAATTGAGTTATCGGTATTACCATCTAAATCAATACCACCATATTGTGTTGCTGATGAAGTTACAAATGTTACAGAAGGAATTAAATTAGCTCCTTGTGCTACTGATGCAGAAACTGGTAATGAATAAGCTGCATGTGCGAATGGTACTGCTTGGATAGGCGCTCCTTCGTTTAAGTTTGCAATTCTAACATATTTTGAGTTATTTACCCAATCACCTGCTTCAGAAATTTTACCAGTTGAATCAATTGATAATTTTCTATCTCCGATTACTCTTGCGATATAGTTAGGAGAGTTAGGGTCTAAGTTTACATTAGAGAATGTTTCTAATACAATCTTCTTTTTGTTTGTATCATTGAATTGTCTTACAACTACTGTGAATGTACCATAATCAGTACCATTTACAGAACCTGCCGCCTTAATATTTGTAATACCAATCTTAACTTTAGTGTTTGATGCGTTACCAACACCTAATGTTTCAAATTGGAATAAATCAAATCTGTCACCACTAATTGTTTGTGATTTAATCATTGGAGTTAATGCCTCTTGTGCATCAAATGCAAATGATTGATTTCCTAAAACATTTACCGATGCAGATGTTGCTGCTACAAATCCTACTGAACTATTTTTGAAGAAACCATATACATAAGGTTTTTTAGAACCAAATGGAGATGTTCCAAATACTGCTTCAATATCATTTACATCAGTTGAATCCAAAGATGCTGATAATAAACCTGCATTTGAACCTGATAATAAAAATTCACCACCTGAACCTGAAGTTACAGTTGATAAAGCGAAACCAGCGTTAGAAGCTGATACAGAATTGAATAATATACCTAATGAAGCTGATACTGAACCTGAAGTTGCTGTTAACAACAAAGGAGCTGTTTCAGTATAACCACCAACACCTGCAATTCTTGCAATTGTAGCAGTTCCTGCTTCTCTTAAATATGATTGTACTGCTAATGGAGTGTAGTATGTGTCATCTACATTACCAAAAAGAGTTTCAAATTCTGCTTGTGAATTTACAATAGTTGGTACAACCGGTCCTTCTTTGAATGGGCCTATGAAAGCCGCTCCGATTTCTGCTACACCTTGTTGTAAGAACGAAAGGTCATTTTCTCTAGTGAAAACGCCTGGTGATACTATTTTTTCTGCCATTTTATTTCTTTATTAGTTTTTAAATTTCTACTATAAATATAAATTAAAAGTTCAAAACATTTAAATATGTAGTGAACTTTTAACTAAAAAAATAAATTGGTAATACCTTAATGATTACTCGGTAGGAGCTTTAATCAATTTGAAGAAAACATCGTAGTTTGCTTCGGTTTCAATTGATGCTAATTCTGATAATTCAAATGGACGATATTCCAATTCTTTTACTTCGTTCAAAAGAGTGTCGTACTCTTTATTAAATTCAAGGAAGTTTTCTGTCAATGAACGGGAAACTATATTTCCTTCTTCATCTTTAACTTCATCGTACATTTTGATGAATACTTGTCCATCTTCTTCTGTACCTAATTTCTTAATTAATTCTTCTCTTAATGTTTCAACACTTTGCTTTTCAACTGCAACTTTCTTAGAGAGTTCGTTCATATGGTATTTTACAACCAATGATAATTTTTCGTTTGCTAAGCCTTTAATTGTTACTTCGCCTGTTTGTTGGTTTTTTGCACCATTTAATTCAGCATCCAAAGTAAGAATTTCATGTAACTTTAAACTAATTTTTTCCATAATCTATTTTTGTTTTTAATTTAGTTGTTTATATATAAGTATATATTTTTTTGGTAAAACGAAAAGAAAATTAAGATATTCCTAAGCAAGATTTTAAAGTATTAATTGTACATTGTTGCTCTTGCATAGCTTTTACCGTCAATGCCAATATTCCATTGTAATCTACACCCAAATACTCATTCTCCGATTCATTTCCAGTTACAAAATTAGGTAACACTTCTTTTACTTCTTGAGCAATAAATCCACTTTTATTAATAGTAGGATGTTCAATCATATTATATGATACTGGTAATAATTGTAATAATTTTTCAGTAGCATTATAATCTATTGTTTTAATGTTTTCCTTTAATCTTATATCTGATACATTAGAACCAGCAAAAGAATAATTACCATTATTTTGAACTCTATGTAAATTAGTTTGACCTCTATATAAATTCATTTCATCCGTAATCCCCGCTACACCAGGTCTATGTCTACCTATAAACCAAGATATATCATTAGCTGCGGTATACATACTCATACCTATTATAACATTATCCTCAGCTCCGAATTGAAAACTTGCATCTCCTGATGTACTTGATTTAATAAGGAATTGCATATGGTTAGGAGCGATAACTGATAGGGCGCCTGTACATGCAATTAATACTCTATAAGAACCAGCAGTTACATCAAATATACCAAATTGACCTCCGGAACCTAAAGAAGCCAAAGAATATCGGCGGCCGCCTGTACTTTGTAAATTTACAGATGCCACATTAGAATTACTTATTTGTAAAGTTGTTTCATTTCCTGAAATAGTAGTTGTAGGGTTAGTTGTTCCGATGCCAACATTACTTCCACTAATAGTCATTGCCACTACTGAATTGTCCACATTAACAAAACGCAATTGTGGTGATGCTGCGCTACCATATGTATCAATATACCAAGAAGTATTATTATCTAATGCTCTACCAAAACTTAATTGGCCGCCTTCGTTACTTGAATCTACTCTACCAGCTTTTATTTCACCGCCTACCACCTCCAGTTTTTGAGAAGGAGAGCATGTTCCGATTCCTATATTGCCACCACTTGTAATACGCATTCTTTCAACAGGACTGCCTCCTATTGTTGATGCAGCAAAATATAAATCAGCAGTTTCATTTCCTGTTGTACTTGTTTTAATAATTCCAATAGATGCGTGTGTCAAATTTCCAGGCAAACTATTTTCATTTGTATAAAAATTAATTTCTGCTCTATCACCTACTGCTTGGCCTGTTGCAGATGCATCACTTATTTGTAAAACCGATGATGCACCTAAAGTACTACTTCGTGTTGATTTAACGACTGTTAATTTAGCCAATGGACTATTATACCCTATCCCTATATTACCTGTGCTACAAATAAACATTTTAGTTGTTACACACCCTGTTCCATCTGTTCCCGTTTGAAAATGAATATTACCTCCACTTCCACCTGCACAATATGCTTGTAATTTTAAATCAATATTTCTACTATTAATATAATTGCCCGTATATGATGCTTCTTGTCCGATTGCAAATCTAGTGTTTGCAGCACTTTCTCCAATTTTAATAACATCATTTCCCAATGCCTTTATAATATGAAGAGATGATTCGGGTGCCGTCATACCTATTCCAACCAATCCTGAAAATGAAGAAGTTACAGAACTTATGGTTACTAATGTACCCGTGTCAGAAATACAAGAATCAACTAAGTGTTCATTGCCAGTTCCTTTTTGTATTCTATTATTTGTTGGATAAGTTTCACTACCTATATTGTCAAATGTCTGAGGTCCCATTAAAACAACCGAAGAAGTCACTGTCGTGTTAGCTCCCCTATGAATAAAAATCATCTCATCTTGTACTGAATCGTATAAAAATGAACCTGAACCTCCAACTGAGCCACTATCTCCGATTGACAATCCAGCATACCTAATTGCAGGGTTAGCAGTATTTAAATTTATAATATTTGTTCCTATGCTTACTGCCGAAGCTGTAATATTTTGAAGTGAAGAACTTCCTTGTACTATTAAATCGGAGCTTATAAATAAACTTCCTGTAATAGTTTGTGTACCTATAAAAGTGTTACTTCCTGTGGTTGCCAAACTTCCAGTCTTAATTTCTAACGAAGTTAATCTACTATTTTGTGTGGTATTTAAAGTATCAACTGATGCCGAAGTGGTTTCTAATGCTGATATTCTACTAATATTAGAAGCTGATATTGTTTCTAAACTTCCTAATCTATTATTCTGAGTACTATTAAGAGTATCAATACTTGCAGAAGTTGTTTCCAATGCGTTTAATCTTGCCGTTGCGGAAGATGTAAATGTATTCGTTGTGGAAATACTTGCGGTAAATGATTGTAAAGATGCGGAAACACTTTCAATAGAATTCAATCTACTATTTGCAGATGATGTATTGGATTGAATAGCAGTTATAGTTCCTGCACTAAGAACTGCTACAACACTACCCCCGTCGACAAAGTTAATTGAACCAGTAGATACATAAATCTCTTTAAAGTATTTATCAGTACTACCTAAGTTTCTTATATTAGTTGTATCAGGTATAATGTTACCACCTACCGATATGTTTTGGAATGAAGCACTGGCATTTACAATTAATGAACCGGTGATTGAAGCATCATTTATTAGCATTATACTTTACTTTTGTTAGTTTAGTATAAATATAGAATTATAATTGTTTTTCTTAATTAAGATAATTCAATAGAATTAAAAAGCGCTGTAAACTACTATCTTAAATGCTGTAAACTACTATCTTAAATCTTGTAGAATAACTACCAGCTCCTACACCAGGGCCAGCTGCACATGTTATATTTATTTGTAATGGGCAACCTGATTTACCAAGTCCTCCAGGATCTACAATTGAAAATGTATATCTTTGCCCTGCTGTTGAAACATTATAACAAGACATTTGATTAATTACTGAACTTTGAAATCCAGCAAAATCGCTTCTATAATAATACATCATATGTGCATAATGCATTGAATCATTTCCTAATAAACTTCCAAATAAATAAACTGATGATGCTGAACCATAATTTATTGGTAAAGTTAAAACACAACTTGCACCGGTAGTTACATTATATATTCCTTCATGTAATTTAGTACCCAATCCCATTATATTAGATGGTGAACTAGAAAAACAAGCAGTATCATTTGTTATTGTCAACTTGTTTGAGCCTTGCACTTGAAAATTTATTGTAGATAAGGTATTTATTAAAACATTACAAGTAGAATTTGATACTTCCATTCCACCCATTTGACTTGCACCTTTATAAAAATAATAAGCTGAATATCCGGCGGCATTTGGATTATTAATAGTTACCGCAGGATACCCACCTGCTCCACCTGCACTAGAATTGCAACATATTTCTAATAACCATTTCGGGTCAGTTGCAAGAATACCAACTTTACCACAATTAGTAATTGTCATATAATCCCCAACACCACTTTGACCTATTCTATAAGTTCCATCATTCCAAGAACCCCATTGCCAAGTATATGCCGTGCATGCACTTTTTGCTTGGTATAACGCATATCCAGCACAATTGACATTTTGAATACTCATATTTGTTATTGTACAAGTATTACATATATGCAAAGGTGCATTTGGACTTGTAGCGCCTATGCCAATATTACCCGAAGGAGTTATTTGATACGCATAATTACCATCTGTATTATTATAGAAACCAAAATTACCATTATTCAATGAATACAAATGCCAATCTTTGCCCGTAGAAGAAGTTGTATTATTTATTCTTAGACTTGCATTTGTTCCTGTTCCAGATGTTGAAATCGCTCCACATCCCGTTATACTACTATTAATTTGAGTTGCAGAATTTATAGTTACTAATGTACCACTATCGGTAATACAAGAATCAACTAAGTGTTCATTACCCGTCCCTTTTTGAACTATATTAAGTGTAGGATATATTTCATTTCCAATATTGTCATATGTCTGAGGACCCATTAAAGTAACTGAAGAAGTTACAGTGCTATTAGCTCCTCTATGAATGAAAATCATCTCGTCTTGCACTGAGTCATAAAGGAATGAACCCGAGCTTCCAATTGAGCCACTATCACCAATTGATAAACCTGCGTACCTAATTGCAGGGTTTGCTGTGTTTAAGTTTACTATGTTTGTACCTATTGATACAGCAGAAGCCGTAATGTTCTGAAGTGATGAAGAACCTTGTACAACTAAATCAGAACTAATAAAAAGTGAACCTGTTATTGTCTGAGTTCCAATAAATGTATTTGAACCCGTAGTTGCTAAACTCCCAGTCTTAATTTCTAAACTATTTAATCTACTAATATTAGATGCAGTTATCGTTTCAATACTATTCAATCTTGTCGAAGCAGATGATGTAAAAGTATTAGTACCTGCTATACTTGCCGTAAATGGATGTATAGATGATGTGAACGCAAATGCTTGTGAATCAAATCCATCTAATAACAATGCGTTTGAAGCAGTACCTGCTAATTGTACATTTCCTAAGATAACATTGTTAGCTTGGGTAAAATCTACTACTGAACCTGAAAATGCAATAGCACCTCCAACAGATGCTGATATTTGTGCTACTATATTTCCGTTACTATCTTTAAATCGGTATTGTCCTGCCATTTGTTATTTTTTATAAATATTCTTTTATTCGGTTATTATTTCTTCCCAATTTACAATCTCTTCATTCCAAATATATGTTTTATTATCTGGTATTGAAATTGGAGATTTCCATACACATTCTTCTTCATCTAATATCCACGAATCAAATGGTTTTACAGATATAAAAGCGTTTCTTTCTTCATCAAATTTATATCCTACACTTGCAAAGTTTTTTCTAAATGATTTGTTATATGATGTTTGTTTCCAATTTCCTATTAAACCAATTGAATGTAAAAAAGATTGACCTATTACTTCACTATCCGGAAAAGATAAATTTCCACAATCATTATTACTTACAACAATTACTTCTTGTACTATATTATTCTCATCTATTTTTGCAAAATGTGCCATAAATTTTTGTTTTATATTCCAAATCTACCTCTCATTGCGTTAAAGTTTTGAGTAACTTCTGCTTGAGATAATGTTTTATTATAAACTTTTATTCCTGCAAGGCCACCATACCAATAAGATGTTGAATTCCACGATGGAACTCCTATTC